GGATCGACCGAATACCAGTTCAGCCTTCAGACCCTCCGTGGTGCTGGCCCTCGCGTCTGCGTTAAGCAGGCTCGTACCGCATTCAAGGGTTCTTATCTCCAAGCGCAAGTGTCGCTTGAGAAGACCATCCTCCAGATCATCAACGCTGATATTCGTTATCAGTTCCTGATCCAGTCTGGTGTCAAGTATGTTGTTAACACCACCCGCACGTTCACCCAGAACCTCACGGGAGATATGCAACAGATCAACACCCAGTTCGCGCAGGTTCTGCCGGATGGCCCCCTCAACTTCAAGACCCTCTATCGCATTGGAACCTTCCTTCGCGAGGAGATGCTTGCAGAGCCTTTCGCCAGCAAGGATGGCGAGTTCTTCCAAGTCATGCTCGGCGCAGATGCTATCGAAAACATCCGCAACGATGCAGACGTTAAGGAAGACCTCCTCTATCTCACCGCAGGTAGCTTCAAGCTCGGTGAGCAGAGCATCAGCGGGTATCAGTTCCAAGGGTATCGCGGTTTCGCCTTCGGTATCGACCAACAGCCCCTCCGTGCTACTGGTTTCGATGGCTCCGGCAACCTCGTCCTTGTCAACCCCATCATCAGCACCGCCGTCACGAACGGATTTGCTCAACGCCGCAATCCGGCTTGGGTGTCCGCTCCGTACGAGGTTGGATTCGTTATCGCTGGCGACTCGTTCAAGCGTCTCGTCCCCGAAAACTATGTCGGTGAGGGAACCTTCCGCTTTGCCCCGCAACTCGCGATGGGTGAACTGGAGTGGACTTACTTCCGCGACAACGATTGCAACCTGTATGGCGATTTCGGTCAGCACATCTACCAGATCCAGCGTGCGGTTCAGCCGATTCGTCCGCAGAACGTCTGCCCTGTGCTGTTCAAGCGTTGCCCGTTTGATGGTCAGCCCCTGCCCTGCTCGACCTCCTCGACTGGTCTGTAATAGTTAGTTATCGGTGGCTGGAGTGAGTTAATACTTGCTCCAGCTACCTCAACTGATTATTAATTATTAAACCAAAAAACTATGTCACAATTTCCAGAAGTCGCATCTAATCTTTTTACCGCTGAGTCTTTATTCCAACCTAAAAAGAAATGAGCAATGGAGGCACATCTTCTGACGTTGGGGCAACGAGCGCAATTGTCTCATTAGTCTCTCTTGTGGCTTCTTTTTTTGACTCAACCCATGTGTGGTTGCAAAACACAACCCTGCTTGTTTCCTTGCTGGCTGGTTGCCTAGCCATCGTTGCTGGAATCAAGAAGCTAATCAAGTGAACAAAATCCTTATTATTTGTGCATCAGCACTTCTTATTGGTTGTGCATCCAAGGAGCCTGTAAAGTACACGCCTCCTTCCGTTGTTGCGGTTAAGTCTGGTATTGAACGGCTTAAGCCGCACGTTACAAACACCGCAGGAAATGCGGCGATTAAAGAGCTAATCACCGCAGTCGATATTTACGAAGCTCAAGTTGACCAGCAGGCAAAGGATCTGGCCAAGGCTCAAAACGATGCTTCATACTGGCACGCAAAACAAATCAAGGCACTTAAAGAGTTGTGGACTTGGCGAATTATTACAATTTCTGGCATTTTATGTGTAGTGGTTTATGTGGGGATTAAGACGGCATGGAAGTTTCGCCCATGATTCTTTAAATGCAAACAGACACACGATTCAAGCGTGGCAACGTTCGTGAAGATGGAATGGTTTTCTGGGAGTATAAAAAGCAAAGAAAAAATAGCGAATATTGGGTTTCTGAACAAAAATTTCACGAAATGAAATTAAAGAACCTTTTGAGTGGAAATAAATATAGGGATTCAGATAGAGAGAGATATAGGATGCTAAAAAGAGAACACGCGAGATCCACAAAAGAAAAAGACCCAGTAAAATTTGAAGAAAGCCAAAAGATAAGATCCCAAAAATATAGGACAAAACACAGAGAAAGGGTTCTTGCTCGCAATCGTCAACGCATGAAGAAATGGAGAAATGAAAATCCAGATTTAGCAAAAGAGGCGCAAAAGAAATGGATTCAAAACAACAAACACAGGTTTATTGCATATAATAGTAAGCAGAGGGCTAGAAGAAAAAGTCAAACAAGTATATTAGATATTGAAGAAAGACTAACTATAAACGAAATATACAAAGCAAGGAAAAGAATATCAGATTGTACTGGTATTCAGTTTCATGTAGATCATATTTATCCCCTATCCAAAGGTGGACTTCATAATCAAATCTTCAACTTTTGCCAGCAATAATAAACATTAAAAAAGGAAACAAACTACCATGTTCCCCTTAAAGCCAGCAGTATCACAAAGATTAGTTATTAGTGTTTTTGGCATTTCCATAGTCCAACTATCTTGGAAGTGGGCCGCAGGTCATTTTTATTCTTTGCCACCAGAAGCATACGCAGGATTCGTCACGATTACGACGAATGCCATGTACGTCACAGGAGCCATCGTTGTCTTCATGGTTACTGGCAGAATGGTGTACGATTGGAAGGTTGGAACAAACCAAATTCAAGAAGTCGTTTCCTCCATTACCAAAGTAAAGCAGGACATATTTGAAAAAATAACTCACAACGCAAAAGAAGAAGATTACACAACCACTACTGATGAAACATCCGTCTAAGAATACATTAAAACTTTTGTATGATTATGAGGTTGGCGGTGGAGAATCTTATTACAATAAATATCTGAGCAGGTTTACTTGGCCTGCTGGCGCATCTGGGCCGACAATAGGTATTGGAATCGACTGCGCATATTACACAGCATCAGAACTTGCTGACATTTTTGATTTCCTTCCACAAAATCAAATCAAACTTATTCAAGGTGCGACTGGAAAAACAGGAGAAGCTGGGAAAGAATACACTAAAAAGCTACGAGATGCCGGAATATCTGTATCTTGGCAACAAGCCCAATCCATTTTTGAAAAAACAACATGGCCCAAATTTGCAAAACTGGCGGAACGGACATTTCCTAGTCTTGATCAGCTATGCGACGATGCATATGGTGCATTAGTATCTCTGGTATTCAATCGCGGTGGTAGCCTATCTGGTGAAAGCAGGTCTGAAATGAGGGAAATAAAAAATATTGTCCCACAAAAAGATTATTCTGGGATTGCCAAACAGTTAAGAAGCATGAAAAGATTGTGGGCAAACAAAAACATGGATGGCCTTGTTCGCAGAAGAGAAGCAGAGGCAAAACTTGTTGAGAATTGTGCATAATGAATCTTCCAAAACCTGACAATATAACAGATGCCGAATGGGAAGAGCTTAAAAGAGCTATTTCTATCATTACGGAGCATTTCTCCAACATGGCATTATTCATTAATTGGGTGTCAGAAGATGGCGAAACGCAACACACCCACATCCTACAAGGAAACAAGTTTGCTATTCAAAACCACATAGATAAATGGCATGAAGGCGTTTTTGATGTTGACGAAGACGAAGAAGAAGGAGAGAACAGCTTCTCATAAATGGCAAACATAACCAACAAGTGGCGCAAAATACTCGCCGTGTCTTGCAGTCACGCTAAATACTGCGATAGTGAGGCGTTCAAGGCTGTCCTTCAAATGAAAGAGCGTTTCAAGCCGGATACCCTATTGCATCTAGGTGATTTTATTGACCTTTCCGCCCTGATGGGGAACGGAGCAGGCTCTGGAAGTGATGGAGACGAAGTAACGCCGGACATAGATACTGGTCTGACCCATCTCCGGCAATTAATGGCGGGGTGTAAAAATCCTTGGATCTTGTGTGGCAACCATGAAGACAGAGCTTGGAAGCTAACCCATTCAAAAAATAGTGTTACGGCTTACTGCGCCCACAAAATTGTAAATTCCATTGAGGACACAGCAAAAAACCTAAAAGCTAGGCTTGTTCCATATTCCGGCATTGAGCAAATCGTAGATATAGCAGACCTCGGATTCACTCATGGTACGATATACAATGAACAGGCGGCGGCTCACATGGCGGGTCACTATTGCGATGGGAGAAGAAAAAAAATAGTATTTGGACACACACACAAAGTTGCCGTTTCAAGCGCAAAAACAAAGCATGGCGGAACGGGATACAATATTGGCACTCTTACAGCCCGTGGATCGCTTGAATACGCCAAAAATCGCCCTAGCACATGGGCATGGACACAAGCCTTCCTTTGGGGGGAATATTGCGAATCACTTAATCAGTCTTCCATCCAAATAACCCAGCGTCAGCATGGTGAGGTATGGAGGCTTCCAGTATAAACCAATAAACAAATGAAAAACAAAAAGAAATGCAGTTGCCATGGTGGATTCGATTGCTCTGATTGCAAGCCAGAGTATTACGAAAACCAAAAACCAGATAAATCAGCAAACGACTGGCTGACTGAACTAATGGAATCTACTGGATGCGGTGGTAAGGTAGACGAGGTTCCAAGTGGCTGGATGACATTGCAACAAATGGCAGACCAACAGGGAGTCGTTCCAACAACGATGAATGGAAGGGTTCAAAGATGGATCAAAAACGGACTTTTGCAGAAAAAAGAATACAAAATCAAAAATGGAAGGCAAATTTCTGGAGTATTCCATTACTACAAAGTTGAAAATGCCTTGCCATAGCCTCAATTATTTGTAATCTCTGGAACTATGTCTTGCGGATGCTCCGATAATTACAATTCTAATAGTGCGTACAATGGATATTGCAACGCCGATACTCCTTATCCTAGCGTTTCTCACGAAAGCGTCCCGTCACTTATTGATAACCTTGTTAACGCTCTTTACGGGGCAATTGCAAAGGATGTGTCTGGCGGAAAGGTAGTATGGGACATCCCTTGTGATCCAAACAAAACGGCTACTGTGTTTGGAATTGCAAGAAACGATGGAGAAGGATTGCTTTGTTATTTTATCAGGGCATTTGCTCAAACTACGACTACTGCTTTTATTCCCAATGGATCTGCTGGTCAGCTTTTGGAAAACCAAGGAGGTGCCTTGTATGGTTGGACGACTCCAACATCATCTTTAGTTGTTTCTTCCATTGTAAAGCGTGATGCTACAGGAAATTTTTCAGCCAACACGATTACATCCAACATTATTGGAAATGTTGTTGGTCAACTGACTGGAAATGCAACCAGTGCAACAAATATTAATGGAGGAGTAGCAAACTCAATTGCATATCAGACAGCACCCAATACAACTGCATTTCTTCCTGCCGGAATCAATGGTCAGGTTCTTGGAATTCTAAGCACTGGGCTTGCATGGGTTTCAGGTGCCGCTGCAAGCACATCTAGCGCAATTGCTGGAGGCGCAGCTGGGCAAGTCCTATGGCAGACTGGTTCAAATGCAACTGGTTTTACTGCTGTTGGAACGACTGGTCAGGTTCTTACAAGCAATGGCTCTGGTTCTCCTACATGGTCAACAAATATTACAGGCAACGCAGGAACTGCAACAACTCTTCAAAATACTAGGACTATTGCCTTGTCTGGTGATGTAACTGGAACTGCAACTAATTTTAATGGTTCTGCCAATATTACTATCCCAGTTACCATTAATCCTGATTCTGTAACTACAGCAGATATTGTTGATGGTGCTGTAACAGAAGCAAAAATTAATAGTTCAGTAGACCTTTACAAGATTACTGCTGGCCGTCCGTGGAGGACAATTACTGATATTGCAAATCAGAGGCAGTTTCAGACAAACCAGCAAATAAGGGTTCTTACTCTTGGAGACTCTTGGGCAACATCCCCAGACAGTCAGTTAAAAGCTGTATTTGGAGATGGAGGCGCAATTTATACCGTTCCTACTGGCACGACTGGTGGGGCCGCAATGACTCCTACATACGATTTCACTAGGTCTCCAAGCGGTCAATTCTGCAACATTCCTAATTCTGGAACTGCTACATATTCTTCTGGCGCACCATCGACTACTGGAGGGCAAAACATCAAGGTATATTATGTTACCGATTCAAGCAGTGGTAATATGTCTGTTCAGGTTCAAAGATGGAACAGATCAAATAACACTTATTCAAACTTTGGTACTGCCTCTACTGTAAACGCCAACTCTGCTTCTATTAGCATTGGTGTTTTGTCTGTTGCACTTGCAAGTAAAGATTTCTATCGTGTAATAATTACCTGCACATCGGCATCTGTAAAAGTAATTGCGTGCGGCATTATTAATGCGGTTGTGGCCGGAGCAAATGGAACGGCACAAGGTGGAGAGATAGGATTCAACCTTGCCGCAAGTGGAACGACTATTGATGCGGCGGTTTCCTGCCCACAGGCTTTGTGGAATGTCATTTTGAATGATTACAATCCTGATCTCATAACCATCAAATACGATGATAGTTTGGCTACTTATCAGGCGCATCTTCCTGCGTATGTCAATCTTCTAAGAACAGCGGCTCCTAACGCCGACATTGTTTTGCTTTCTGATCATCCAACAATACAGAACCCAACTGGAAATGCTGGTGGAAAAAATAATTGGATCAAGAGTTATGCTAACTCAAACGGTCATACGTTTGTTGACGCAAATGCTTGCATGCCTGATTATGCAACGCAAGCGGCACTTGGAAATTGGCTTCTTGGGGATGGATATCATCTAAGTTTTATTGGCGCAAATTATTTTAATTCACTTGTTTACCAAGCTATTTCGTTAGTTGATGATTCTAATCAATATGTTGCAACGAGCGGCGGAAGCACAACTAAATGGCTTAATAATCAATATAAAGGGATGGTTGATCAAAGAACAGATCGTCTGGCTGAATGGCTGGTTGTGTCAGGTTCAACCCAAGTAAGGATAGGGGCCGGATTCTGCAATAATAGCGGAGTAAATTACAGCGGAGGAGGTTCTATTAACTTCTTCGATGGAACTGGAGACTATCGCTCAGGAAAGACTGCTTTTCAAACTGGAACTGGTGAAGCTTATTTGTATGGAACCTTGGGAAGCATGTGGGCGGCTAGATTTGCATTTACTGTGCCTACGAGGGGAGGCAATAATGCAATGTTTGAAGCAACGGCAGAATCTATTGGTTCGATTGGTTCCATTTCTTCCATTCCATACAACACTACTAATGGATTAGTGTCAGGGGAATCTCGCGTCAACGTAACAGGAACCTACACAAGCTCTGGGCCGATAATCACGATTACAACAACCGCCGCAATCGCCTCGTCTGTCAATACGTTTGGCACGATAGACATTACCGCTTGTTCAGACAGCAGAATTGTTAACCGATATAATGCAGGAAATGTAAGCGGATCAACTTTTACGATCAATGTTACTAATTTATATGGATCTGGATTTGCTGCATCTCCTGCGTCTGGGACGATTACATTTACGCTCAACTGCAATGATATTCATCAGTTCAAAAACAATTCCAATCTTGCTAATGCTGGTGAAACCCTTTCCGCGATTGATTACAATGGAAATTTTGTAGCCAAGCGAATTGGCACGGGTTTAATGATCCGTGAATACGATAACATTATTGACAGGATGGGGCAGGCTTCGCTTTCTACTAATGGAGTGGTTGTAGTGCCAAACACATCAGTAACCAGCAGGACTAGAATCTTTCTTACAGTTCAAACATTGTCAGGCGTAACTGTTCCGCAAGCCGTTGCGGTAACTTCAATAGTCAACGGAACATCCTTTACGATTACGTCTGCAAGCACCGCTGACAGGTCTACTGTTAGTTATCTTTTGGTTGAGGCTTTCCAGCCTAATCTATAAAAAAACTTAATCTTCTTGCAGAAACACTTTAAAAAAATTAAAAACCCATTATGTCAACAGCAATCGTAGAACTACCTGAAGGATTTTATGATCTTGGGGAAAAGATTATTCCACATCCCCTTATTCAATCAGCAGAAAGAACAGACGATTCTGATTATGCTCAAGTAAACACGCATTATCCTTCTCTGTATTTCTCCAACGCACCAGAAGGACTTAGCAAACTTCCAAAAGAAGGAACTGCCATGATCCATTTCAAGAAAGTAATGGAGCGTGAAGAAAAGGTTGATCGCGATGGAAAAACGCTTACAAACTACTGCGTTGAACTTGAAATTCATGGAATCAAGCCTTCTGGTGAAGATGCTACTTATGAGACCAAAGAAATTGAACCTGACGATGAGGATGCAATCGAACAGGGGCTAGAAGTTGCGTCCAAAGAAGTTTCTACTGAAGAAGAATCTGATGATGATTCTGAGGATGAAATGGAAAACGAAAACGAAAACGAAAACGACTAAAATTATGGCCGACAAAACTATGCCCCCCAACGACCCAATGCCTACTCCCGATGCCGGAATGGGCGCATCATCTGCTGAGATGGCCCCTGAAGCTGGTGCGCCAGCAGGTGAAGGTTCTGTGATGGTTGCAATGCCGAAGGATGCCTTTGACGCAATCCATCAGCTTATCGTACAGCTTGCACAAGGTGTCGATTCGCTTGCCCAAGGCGTGAATCAGCAAGCATCTGGTGCTGGTGAAGCTCCCGCCGCTCCTGTCGCCGCCGAAGAGCCTGCTGTAATGGACGAAGAGTTTCTAAAAGGTATTGCAGAAGCCGGAAGCCAACGCTAATTTTAATTAACGATGTTTGTCTCGCAGATATATGACGAGGCGGCGGAAATCCTTGCCACGACTGATGAAAGGAAGGTTTTTCGCAAGCTGACTCAAGCTGTTCAGATTCTTATGGAGTCTGGACATTACTTCCATACTAATCAGGAGGTAGATGTCTGCACGGGATGGGATGGACAAACTATTACGCTTCCTCGCGGCATTGAAGTCCCGCTTGGTGTTAATGTTGATGGATCTCCTACATATTTCAGGGGGCGTTTGTTCCAGTACCATGTAAACAAAGGTGGAATGTACAATCCCGTCGATTGGGCATGGGATGACAGGGGCTTTGTAGCTACTATCATGGACATTCGCCAACCATCGCAACTGGTTGCTGTGTCCGAACACAATGCTGATGCAGGAGGGCAAATTCGCGTAATTGGAACTGACTCTCGTAATAGAGAGCTTCGCACTCAAATGCCCGATGGAACAACTATCGACGGCGTTCTTGTTCCAATCCACGCTCAAACCGATTTCCCTCTTGGCTCTATTGAGCCTGACGGCGTAACTATTCAGACTCGGTCAACTGCTATCTCGCCGCTTTCAAAGTTTGTTTCCGCAACCGCACACCAGCTTAACTCTGGTCAGTCTGGAGTGCTTTCTCTCGGCTCTGGAACGATGCCAAACTTCATCTACGCCGGAAATACATATTACATTGGAGTTGATGATGCAAATACCATCCAATTGTATCAAAACTCACTAGACGCAAAAGCAGGGAACAATCCCATTTTCTTGCAGAGCATACTTAACGCAGGGAATGTTATTCTGACTGACGCAAGGCCAAGCAATCTGCTTACTGCAATTAATCTGCAATCTACTCCGACTATCACGATTGATTCTCCGAACAATATTGCATTCTCTGTTGGTGCTGGAGCAGGCTTTGCCCCAGCATTGCCATCACCTCTAGTTGCAAACACAACATATTTTGCACAATCCTTGGATGCAACAAACCTTCAGGTATATTCAAGCATTCTTGACGCTCAGAATGGAACAAATCCAGTGTTGTTAACTGGAAATAGTGGAAAGTTTAACACAGATATTAGAAAGCAGATTGCTCCTCAGACAACTCTTTCATTCTCTGTTAAACATTACTATCAAACTGGCGATCAAGTTCAAACATTTACATCAGGAGGAACGCTACCTACTCCTCTAATTGCAGGGCAGAATTATTTTGTATTTGTTATTGATGATAATACCATTTCACTCCATACAAACGCAGGTGATGCAAGCACGGGAGTAAATCCAATTACGTTAACAGATAACGGATCTGGCACAAACTCAATTGTTAAACTAATTGATGCAACATCAACAACTGGAACAATTAACCAAATCACTGCGCCAAACCTTAATATTCCTGCTCCATTAGTTACAACCCCAGCATCTGCTATTGCATCTGTTTCTGGTGGTGTTACCAACATTAGAATAACAAAGGGCGGATCTAAATATACAGATGCACCGATTGTTAGGTTTGATAGCCCAAGGCAAACATATACCATTACTGCTACATCAAGCAATGGATCGCCAACTCTTACTGCCGTTTCTGATTTGTCTAATGTTGTTATTGGTCAAACAATTACAGGAACTGGAATATCAACTGGAACAATTATTACAGGAATTGGTGTTTCAACACTTACCATAAGCAATCCTGCTACTATTAGTGCAACAAACTCGTTTGTGCTTTCCCCTACAATTCCCGCTGGATCTCCACAAGCATTTTCTACTGCAACTGGATATGCGGTCATGATTCCAGACGCATCTGGTTCTGCTACTTTTGCCGTTGGATCTATTGTAATAACATCAGCAGGACAGGGGTATATAACGTCTCCCAAAATAACAATTGATCCTCCAACAACAAATATTGCCTTTACAGCAAATAGTACAAATGGAAGCGGAACTTTAACTACTATTGCAACAGCAACCGTTACAGCCTTGCAGATTGGAGCGGTTGTCTATGGAGACAATATTCCCGACAATACAACAATTGTTTCAAAGCCAACTGCCACTTCCATTCTTTTAAGCAATGTTGCAACGTCCACAGTAACTGGAGGGAATTATGCGGCAACAAATATCGCAACAGCAAACGGAGCGAACGCAACCGCAATTCTGCAAACATCTTTTGTTTCAAACATTATTATTCCTGCTGGCCAAGGTGGATCTGGTTATGAAAACCCTCCAATTGTAAAAATCGATGGCGGTGGTGGAACAGGAGCCACAGCAACATCACAAATTTCAAATGGATCTGTAACTTCTGTATCTATAGTTACACAAGGAACTGGATATGTTACTGCTCCAGTTGTTTCATTCATTCCATCAACTGGCGTTTTTGTGGAATTTTCCTCTACAGGAACGCTTCCTCAACCGCTTGCAACTGGTACTGCATACAGAATAGAATCACCTCTTGATCCATCATCTGGAACGTACACCATAAGAAATGCAGACTTCAGCGATGTAAATATTACAGGCTCTGCAACAGGTAATTTTTATGTAGCACTTACAAGGCCATTTAGAATTACATTCAATAGCACTTGGACTGGTGACTTCTCTGGAATAGTAAACGCTCCGCCGCAGGGTTTCTATTTTGCTTCTGATTATCTTCTTCCAAGTGGAGTGAACACCTCCAGCCAATATTTTTTCAGAGTTATTGATAACAAAACCGCAGAAGTCTATTTGTCTTCTTCAGACGCAACAAACTCGCCACAATCAAGAACTGCAAACACAACAAACGGATCAAAAATAGTAACATCCGTTAGCTCTTCTGCTGGTCTTGCAATTGGTCAGAAGGTTACTGGTGCTGGCATTCCTGCGAATACATTTATTGACAATGTTTCTGGATCTACAATTACATTAAACAATCCGGCAACCATTACAGCAACTGGAACGACAATCGCCATAACAATTGGAATTGTGCCTGCAACAAGCCTTGGAGTCGGACAAGCGTACTTTGGGATTCGTTTGGAATCATATGCAAAAGCATACAACAACCTAGTTGCTCCTAGCTCTATTGAATATCTGGAAAATGGAGAGCTTGTACAATTCTCTTCTACTGGATCTCTTCCATTTCCGCTTGTTGCTGGAACCAATTACAAGATTATTTTGTCTGGGAACAATTTGTCTTTGACTGACACATCCAACAATCCGATTGTCTTCGTCAATGGCGCAATTCCTACTCTTCCTGTAGGTCAGATGA